GGGGTGGGTGCGTATTGAGCAGAAGCAGAGGTATTATTATTAATTGACCTGCTTTGTTGCATTGGACTAATTTTTCTATTGGCATCATAATCCAAAGATACCATCTCAAATCCCATTCTAGGAAGAATGACCTGAAAATTATTAGTATCTACATCGGGCTGTTGTCTTATTTTTGCTAAGAATTTTTGCTTGGGAGAATACGACAATGGCACTCTTTGTATTTGAACTATTTCTCCGGCAGCGTTTGTTCTTTGTATAGTAATATTATTAAACATATTACCAAAAGCTACAATAGATTTCCTTATAGTACCCCAATAAAATCTGTTATCTAACATTATTGAAATACCTCACCAAAAGGGTTTCTTTCAGAAAAATCTAATACATCATTTACTTCTGCTTCAAATGCCTCATTGTCAGCACCAATTTGATGATGACCATCCAAACTATAATCCTCCAATACAATCGGCGTCAATGCGTTAGATTCTGACAATAGAGCTTCTCCTGTTTCTTGCAATAATTGATGTGCATCTATATCCAATGTTGCTTCTGCAGTTATAATATCAATTTCATCTACCCCGGTATTGAATCTTTCATTTGCAAACTGATAAAGTTCGCACATTAGTTTATATACATACAATTTGCCGACCTGATAAAAAGGATCGTGACCTTCTACTTTTCGTATTTCAAAAAATGCTTTAGTTTTTGGGAAGTATATAATATCGCCCTCTGCTGGTCTAGGCAATATAGTTACATTCTGCGATCCTATATCCTCTGTCCATCGTTTTCTTGCTACTATAAAATTAGCAGAGTCTCGTATTTCCAAACCAAATTTTGACATCAACTCCCCATCGCCCGCAAATCCCATAGTATTTTCCATATACATTTCAATTGGAAAAGCATAATCAAAAGTGTTTAACGGATCCTCAGTTAGAATAGAGTCCAAACTGTTAGATTTACGTGGCAAGTAGTAGACTTCAAAGCCATAAATCTTCATGGATTCGATAATCAAATCTTCGTATAAATTCTGCTCAGAAGATCTACCTATCGACTTACCAGATTGGAAATAAGGGTTAACAGTAACCATAATTGTATTGACTTTCTATTGACACGGTGTTATCATTGTCTATGTACCCCGGTTAATAAAGTACTTAAGTTTTATCCTGTAAAGAAATCTACAGGTAATTCAAATCTTGATTGCATTTCAGATTCAATTTGTGTTATCTCAGTTAATGCATCTTGATATATCTGATCCGCATTAATTGTTACCCCGCCAGGTAATTGAACTCCGTTAAACTTCTTCAAGTTCTCACCCCATTGACGCTTAATCAATGCAGTGCAATATTTCTTAAGAAACATATCGTTGTATACGTCTCTATATGTTTCAGGATCCAATATTCTATAACATTCCACAATAATGTAATCGCCTACTGCAGCATCTCCGGTCCAGTCCATATCTATATATAGACGATTCATATGTCTATTAAACCTTATCGGTTTAACCCCCACAAGGATTTGATTAATTAATTCCAATTCTTGTTTAACTTGATAGAAATAAATGATTTGAGTAGACATTAAACTATACAAGTCATTTAATAAAATTTGATATCTAATACTAAATATATTGGTACCGTCAGATTTATTACTAAATGGTAAGATTCGATTTACGCCCACCACAGTATCGGGTACAGGGATATATTGATTTGTTATATCTTGTTGAGTGAATTGATACTTCAAATAAACCATTTCTACTGCATCATAATGATATTCTCTGTAGAATTGAAATGCATCATCTATACGATCTTCAACCTGATCGTCGTCCACATTAATTTCAATGACAGGAGAACCTAGTTTGCGTAAACAATAATCTTTTAATTGTTCTCTGGTTGTTACTTGTGCCATTATTTGGTTACCCCTGGATTAACCGTGATTATACCTTCTTGTATTTTGATTGCAGTATTTGCAGTATTTGCCTTTATATCGTATACATATCTACCCGGTGCAATGTTTGCAGTAGCATTAAAATTTAAAGATATAGTTATATTTCCTGTTGCGCCGTTGGTCAAAACGGCATTAAAGGTTATGGCATTTGCAGAATAAAAAGATTTTCTCATTTGACTTTTTACATCATACCCAACCAAAGATATAGGGCTTTTAGAATTATCTAAATACTGAATGGATTCAGTAAAAGAAGATCCTTGATCTAAAGATAAGTTTTTATAGGTTGCCATATTTGTTATTTATTAATTAAATCTTCCGTAGTAAACTCTATAGGAGATACTTATGTTATCGTCTCCAATAACTGTTGGATTGTCTGACCTGTTAAAAAATTGATTACATACTATTTTTAAATTTCCATCATCTGCAATAAAATCTAATATTGTTCCACCTAAAAACTCTGAAGAAAACTCGCCCTGTATTTTTCTAAGTAAAGTAGAACCTATTGCCGGCATAATTTTACTATCCGTATTTGCTATACCTCCGGTTATAGATACTAAAGGTAAAATAAAATTATTGGCAGAATCTGAGGATATATAAGTATTTGCAATTATCGCTAATACGTCAGTTCTATTAACAATTTCTTCGCCTGTGAATTGATTTATTAAAACTGTTGGTATTGTAACATTGCCAGATAAATTATGTATAATATGCGGCATTCTTCCGTTTAGGGAAAATCTAGTATTTCCTTTACCATCTTTTATTGTAAAAGGATCTGTTTTTGTTAAAGATATTCCCATTATTAAACTCTCAAGTAAATTAAGTTACTAGTAAATTCTAGTATAGTATTTTTAAAATATGTTGTACCATTATAATTGTATACAAAAGAACTGCCCGCTCCCAACATAGTAGGTCCAGTTGGCCAAATAATAGTGTTTGCTGTTAAAACTGTGGAAGTTCTAGAATCAGTTAATCCGCCCAATAAAGGATTTGATGCACTTGAATTATCTGTTGTTCTTCCTTCGTAGTATCCTGTTGTGATATAATGTATTGTCGCAGAATAAGTATCGTAACCAAATTGTCGTCTCAAATCGGAATATTTGTTTAGATATGCCAACGGATTAAAAGAAATTATTCTGCCTTCAAGTGCTCCATATCTTGCATAGTGGTCTTGTCCTTTGGCATAATCTGTACCATACGCATCAATTAAATCACCATAACTAGCAATATACCGTAATGCATATTCTGGAGGAATATAAAATAAATTTATGGGCAAGGACCCAGATATTTTTGCATTTGCCCCAGGTATACTTTGTAGATACGTATTTGGATCATCTGAAGATGCAGTGGAAGTTATTTCTTCGTCACCTTTTAAATTTCGTAATGCCAAATTTAGGGCAGTAGGATTATATGTAAATGTACCATCGGAATTTATAGTTGCAGTATATAATAAATTCTTACTTATTTCTATTGCATACCCTAAAGTATCAGGCATCAATGTATATGAATATTTGCCTGCATTTTTTGACCAATCATAATGATCATATTGTGTTAATTGCCTTATTATCCCTGTAAAGGTTATACCAATAACTGAAAATTTAAAAAATCCTGTTCTTAATGGAGGTTTGTTTATTAGTAATAAATTAACAAAATTATCTAAATTTAAATCTCCAGCATAGGAGTAATTTTCAATAAACGGTCCATTGATCGGCGCATCCGATCCCAATGCCTGCCTAGTGGTTATATCATTATAAGAACCATATAACAAACCCTCATTAGTTTCTTGATATACTCTTAAGGATGACGAAGTTAAAATTTTTGTAACAAAAAACGAAGTACTGGATGGTTGTATATCATCTTTTATTAAATGAGATCGTGCAGAAGTAAATACGTTACCCAACGTTACTAGATTTTCTGAAAGATTTAAAAGATATACGTTTGCCATAGTTTTAATTAATTTGCGGGGGTATTGAACCCAAGTATTGTATATCGTTTGGTTAGTGCCGGTAAATCTGCACTAGGACTCTCGTAATCTTCTTTGAGATAAAATCTCACAGAATCTATTAGTAAAGATATTTTTCTAGAAGAATCTAAATTCACTATTTGTATATAGTTGTTTGTTACTATTTCTCTGGTGTCACTATCTATCAAAATTCCTGCGGGCGTATACCCTAAGTTGTGATATCCTATAGTTGTTGTTTTCTGTCCCGAATTTCCTATTGCGACATTACTAAAGGCAAAAGTTAAATCTAACTGCCAAACCAAATTAATATAATTAAATCTGGAATCAAAATAAATTTTATCTAAATTATCAAATCTACTATATACTGGTTTATTATTTCCCTCTTCATCGTGGGGATTATTAAAAATAGTTACAACAGGTGCACCTGCAATATTGCCTGCCCATAAAACATTTGTTCCTTGGTCGATAGCAATACCAGGGACAGGGCCACCGGTGCCTAAATTTTCTAAACTTTCAATTAACGTATCGTAAATAAATAGATGAAAAGTGTCGGTGTGCTCAGCCCCCACCATTTTTTGATTTTTGTGAGTATGATAAAGTCCAAAATAAGCTTGACCATTCACATATCCGACTAGTTGTTCTGAACTATTTAGTGATCCGCCTCCTCCTATATATCCCACCGGTTGAGCCGAACCATTTGGCAATCCGCCCCCTCCTGCATAATAGATAGGATTGGAACTAATACTAGGGCTCGGACTAGGGCTCGGACTAAGGCTAGGACTCGGGCTAGGACTCGGGCTAGGACTAGGACTCGGACTCGGGCTCGGACTAGGACTCGGACTCGGACTCGGGCTAGGACTCGGACTAGGACTCGGACTCGGGCTAGGACTAGGGCTCGGACTCGGGGTATGATAGCTCATATTTCAATTCTAATGAATTTGCTATTTAAATCTATAATCATTTTGCCATCTGCAGATCTAAAAATTCCAGATGTAATGGTTCCTGCATTTTGAGATATTTGGGAAAGAGAATTTGCGGAAATAGAACTTGCGGCTATACTGCTAGTACCTAATTCTCTGGATGTAATGGATCCTGCAATTATTTTACTACCGCTTATGGAATTTCCTGCGATTTCTCTGTCTGTAATAACACCTGCTTGAATTTTATTGGATGTAATAACATTATCTGCAAGTTTTATTGCGGTGACAGAGTTATTTGATAATTCTCGTGTGGTAATAGTATTTGATACTAAAATACTACCTGCAATAGTATTGGCAATAAATTTATTTAGTGTTAGTGAAGAATTTGCTAATTCTCTAGTCCCCACTTGTGCTGCATTTAAAACTATATTTTGTACTGTAGTATTTGCTCCTGGTGAAAATATATCCCAAGAAGTTTTGGTAGTATTTAAAATATAAGTTCTGCCACCTACAATAATTAAATCTCCAGCATTATAATAAGTAACGTCTGCGGGCAAAGCAGCTAAAGTTCTTATGCTTGCAGTTCCAGCATTTGCAGTATATTGGGGTAATGTAAACCAATTACCAGTATCGTAAATGTATAATCCTGAACTATTTCCTGTTTTTCTAAATAGCTCACCTACATTTGCAGTTAACGGTAAAGTTGCTCCGGAACTTATACCGGATCCTGTGTTTGCGCTACTGGTAGCTCCTATATAATTACCTAATAGATTCCATGCTCCAGATATAAAGATATAAGTAGATGTGCCGACTACTATTGTTCTACCTGTATAATTATTGGGATCTCCTACTGCGGGTAAACTAGTTGCAACATCTAATCCTTTAGGTGAATTTGATGATATTAATCCTGACAGAGTTTGCCATTGACCAGCCAAATATACATATATTTTTGCATTGGCAGTTTCATAAAATGTAGTTCCTTCTGCAGCCGCCGCTGGACGAACCAATCCTATAGTTATTGCTTGGTCACCTCTAAATCTGACCCATCTATCATCTGATCCTGCGGCTCTTGCTATAGCTGCATCGGCACTAAGTCCTGCTCCATTGCCTATAGGATATTTTGAGTATGTCCAAATATCTCCTGTATAATATGCAATTCTGCCTTCATAGTTTCCTATTGTGGGTAATGCTGCAACTACAGGTATACCATTAACAGTAACTGTAGTATTCCCAGTCCCTGTTGTAACCACAATGTTGGCTCCATATACTCCGCCAGTGTATTCGGCAATTTGTTGATTAACATAATTTTGAGTGGATAGTTCGTTATTCAGCCATTGTATGGATCCACTTTCATTCATTAATAAATGAGGAGTGCCATTTAGTGTTACTCCTATTTGCCCTGTACCTGGTCTATATAAGCCAGTATCATTATCTCCATCCCAAGTGTATCCCGGAAAATCTTTATTGTCTGGGATGAATGCCTTATACTGGCCATTATTGTAAATTTCATTTATATTTTTATTGACTTTAATAAATGCTTCTCGTAGAACATCTCCGTCACCTGAATCAGGCGAAGTTCCTACATTTATATTGGCTAGATTTCTAATATTTGGCATGGCGTTAACTTATCTTAAGATGGGTTTTAATTTTTTCAAGCTCTTCTTTTAACATATTTATTTCTTCTTGCATAGAGGTTATAAGTTTTGTTTGTTTTCTTTTTTGTTTATACTCATGTAATGCCGACAGATCTGTATTCAATAATGCGTTGGATCTCATATCCTTAACATATCCGGGATCTTCTTTAATGGGTGCATAAAATTGTTCCATATTAAATTACTGATATTGCAGATATAGATTTGAGTCTCGGTAAATAAACTGGATTACTAGAATAGAATACCACCTTAATTTGATAATATGCAAAATCGTCAAAATTTCCAGTAATTGCTGTTCCGGTTGGTGAGGTTCCAGTGTATGACAATAATGGTTCAATTATTCTATAAGTTTCTTCTTGATATATTTCTTCGGTTCCGGCAAACGTTTTTGCCTTGGGCAAAACAAGCGGCATCAATAACCAAGGTCTATCATAAATACCATTAGTTACACTGTTATCATTTCTTGCAAGAACTCTGCAAAATACATCCACATCTGTACCAATTTGTCTGCTAATACTTAATTTAACTTCCAATCCCGTAGAATCAAACCCGTCTGCAAGAGAGACTGGTTTGCTAATATATCTAGATAACGCGTTTCCATTTGATGATTTTAATTCACTATCAGAAATAGTTTTACTATACTCATCTATTGCAGTTCTAAATATCTGAGCTTGAATGAGTTGTTTATCCAACATAGGAGTAACATTTCTATCCTTTGTTGTCATTTGAATTTTAAGAGATATGTCTCCTGCATTTTGTACAACTTGTCTTCCTGCTAGATCTGCGTTTAATCCTGGTAAAATTTGTACAGGATCATTCACTAAATTGGATCCTGCATCCCTAGTTGTTATGTCATAAGTGACACTAGCAGTATCTGAAAAATCTATGGCAGTGGATAATAATCTAAACCTATTATATTCTAACCCACCATTTATAGCTATATTTTTTGCCTCCATTGTCACAGTCCCAGTTTCAAACGCTGCTTTTCTAACAACGAATGCCAAATCTTCAGTGGAAGATTCAACCCATTCCCCGGTGTTTTGTGGTTTAAATAGTCTTCCAGCAAAAGGTTGTTTTACTGTTTTACCACCATCAGTTGAGGCTGCTAATAACTGATATTTTCCAGATTTTGTTAATACACAAAATGCATATTCTCCGGGTTTTAAATATATTGGATGTTTAAATGTAAAATTTGTGGGGTTGGCATTATTTGTTGCAGTATCATATACTTGTATATCTGAAGGATTTTTTACTACATAACTACCTTCAAAATATTCTTTGGTTGATGGTTTGCCGCCATCCATTGGACGTAATTCCACTGCCAAAGGATATAATGAATCTTTTACAAAAACATATAATGTAATACCTGTTACGTATACCCCCAATGGATATTTAGTTGATTCTACAAAAAATGTTTGAGAACATGGATCTAATCTTAACTGAGAAGTATTAATATCTAAAGCATTTCCTAAAGGACTTGTTCTAAATTTTATTGTTTTTCTTAAAGAAACTGTACCACCTTCCTCAGTATTAACTAAATTCATCCCATGATTATATAGTGTGGCTTCAGAAATATATTTTGAATTTTGTACTCCCGTGGAGCTATCTGAAAATGTTAATAATATTTCACCTGTTAAAAATTTATATTTACCATCGTCACTTGGTATATACAAATATCCTCCAGCCTGCCCTAATTGATTTGTTACTATTGGGTCTCCTATTTTAGCACCCGACGTTACAGGGGCACAAAAAGAAGTTATATCTAACCCATTACAATACACATATATTCTAGTACCAGCAGGCATTTCTGATACTTGGAATTGTAGTAATTGATCTCCTGCATAGATTGCATTTTCTGTAGTTGATGCTTGTGAATTGCCTGTATCTGCTGTCGCCATTTTTAAATTCCTATTAGTGAATAATTTACAGATTTATATCCATTATCCTGTATTTCTACAGCATTGGGATATAATTTTTCAACTTCGTGTGCCATAAAACCAATATATCTACCTGATCCTGCCAATGGATGATTTTTAAATTTAGTTTTATATTCAAATGAATATAAATTTAATCCCGGTTTTACTTGTTTTATAAATTTAATTTTTTCTTTTGTTAGAATATCTGAAAAAATCTTGTCTATGATATTCTTTTTAACTGATTTCACCGGATTGTTTACGAAATTACCTACCGACGAAACAGCATTATTAATTTCATTGCCTACAGAATCTACTACATTACTTACTTCATGCATTATATGTCCTCCTGTTAGGGCATCAATTGCTATAATTGCTGCAATATATGGTACAGCGGCATAGAGGGTGGGGTTATTGGCGGCAAAGGTGGCAAAATAACTACCACCTTCTGCAACTGCTACCCCCTCGGCGGTAGCCCACGTTGTAGATCCGCCTAACGCGGTGGATGTAGAGGTGCCTGATATCCAACCCACTACAGTATCAAAACCTGCGGAAATTGTGGCACCAACTGTACCAGATGTTGCAAACTCATATACTTCCACTGCTGATTTGATTATAGATGAAGGGCTCAAAGCCGATCCGGTTACTGCATTAACCGCTGCGTTCCATGCTGCTGTCACTCCTGCGCCGGCAATTAACTCGGCTCCAGCTGCAACTATTCCCTGCCCCAATAGATAAGTACCATAAAGCTGCAACCCAGTTTGTAATAAGTTGACCTTGTATGAATTTTGTTGAGATAATTCTGCTCTTCCTCTACGATCATTAATTCCGCCAGGATTTGGATTAACGGCGCCATTTGCTTCCACTTGTGACACCAGAACTTCTTCAATATATTTTGCAGTAATTATATCATTTGCAATATTAACATTTGTTTGGGATGTTATCTTTAAATCCACATTATATGCCGAAAACATTGGATAACATATTCCTTGTTTTGTGTTTATTGCACAAAAAAATCCTCCAGATAAAATATCTGTTTTGGAAAAATCTTGAAAATTATCTACGAGTATACCGGATTTTAATAACGTATCCCCGGCATCATTTTGAATAATTGCCTTGAGATTTGCAATTTCTATACTATGAACTTTTACTGCCTTGTCTAATCTTAATGTTGTTTGCTGAATTTTGCCTATGTCTGCCATAGTAAATCTAGTATTATTTTCGTATACAATCGAACAACTAAATGCACTTTCTGCGAATGGTGGTAATTGTATAGTAGCTATTGCCAATTTAGTTTTATCCGCAACTAACGGCGTTGTGCCTGGTTTTGTAGATTCACTACCATTAGTGATAAAAAATTTATCATAAGGAGTTTCAAAATTTACCGAATTTTTGGAAAGATATAATTTATCTATTCTAGGCAAATAATATGTTACATCTGCTTCAGTGTTTACATCTGTGGATGGAAATATTGCAGTATCAAAATTTAAATAAGCAGACCCATTAGTTCTTTTTGGTCTAAAATCTAGGCAATCTCTTAATGTATATTCTTTTGAATCTACCACTGATTTATATTCGCCTATACTTCTATAGTAGCTTGCAGGATATGAATTTACAGTGACGGGGCCCTCACCCGAATGATTAAAATAATCAAAAATAACTAATACGTTCCCTGGCACCCCCGAAGTGGGTCCGGCGTATTTTATATATCCATGATCATACCAACTGTCCTTTTGACCATCATTAAGAATAAGTATATTTCCTGACAATTGACTAACCCGTGACCAAACATTAGAATCACTAACATCAACTGCTTTAGAAAGAGCTTTTGCAGTATATACTAAACCGTTTTTAATAACTTGTTGATTATATGTATAAGATATATTAGCGTCCCAAACTCCCGCTAAGGATGTAATTGAGCTTTGTTTATAAATTCCTCCGAATCTTGCAATATCCGAAATATATAAACTATATGCCAAATCTGGTTGAGTTATATTTACAAATGTTGAAGCATCTTTGACTAAAGTTTTAGTTCTTGGAGGTAAATTATTACTTTCTACAAGATATATTATATCTGCAACCCCGGTAAATGAGGCATCATTTAAATTTATAGATGCTGTAGATGAATCCGATGAAATAGTAACAGATCCTCTTTCAAAATTTACCACACCCAATTTAGTATTTGCGGTTGCACCAGATTTTACAGCTACTGTAAAATTTTTTCTTGCAGTACTTGCAACAACCGCTCCATCACCTAATGCAAAAGTTTCTGGCGAAGATAATGTTTTAGTATATAATCCTCCAGAAAAGACTGCATTTCTTATTGATCTATGGTAAGTAGTATTAATTTTATCAAGACTTTTTATATAATCTTTTGATATAGGAAAAATTAAAAGATCAGATGGTCTGGGATCTTTAATTAATAAATCTCCGGTTGTGGATATACTTTGTTCAGCAACATTTGCGTAAAAGAATGGAGCAGTATATGTTGCAGCAGTATAATGGTTTGTTAAAGAGTTTCGTACTCCAATTAAACTTTTAACCTTTTTAGCATTAGTTAAACCATCTATAAATGGACTACCGTTACTAACAGAAAGAAATGCTTTAGTATTAGATAACATTCTAGCAGAATCTGGATTTGAGGGAGTAGCTAATAAATAGTTAGCAAATCTTTCTTTTGTTTTATCAATATCCTGACCATCTAAAGTATTCCACGTATTATACCAAAAGACTACTCCGCCCACATCTGGCTCTCTATACAATGCGTAACATGGTGTCTTCGCTGGACCATAATTTCCTAATAGAGTACTTGCACTAGGAGAACTATAGAATGTATCTGCAATAAATTGACCACGTGTTTCCGTAATTCCATATTTTGTTGCCCAAGCACCCCAAGATGTAGGAGCATCCACAATCTGCGAATAATAATGATATAATAATTTAAATTGTGTTTTGGAATTACCACCCAAAGAACTATCATATTCCAAAGATTTAAATGCAAGGGTTCCCACTTGTGTTGTATTAGAAGTAGGATTTGTAACATTGTGCATTTCCAAAAACATTTCACCTTGTGTTATTGTTTCTGGTAAGGGAATAACTGTGCTATTACCAACACTATTTAAGTCTGTAACCTGAATATAGTTACCTTGCGTGGTTGTAATATTGTATCCTAATCTGGTATCCGTAGTTGTTGGTCTAGGTACAATTAATTGTGTAGTTGATATTGTTCCTACTTCTTTTCCACCAACATATGCTTTTCCTGCGGAAACATTAAAACGGAGATACTCATCATTGGTCAGATCTGCGGATGGAGTTACTATAAACGGATCAACTACATAGTTTCCAGATTGATCATAAGTTCTATCTTCAATTTCTTTTCTTAGTTCACCTGAAATATTATTTTCAGAAACAATTTCTATATCTCCTCTATTAAATGTCAATAAGGGAATTATCGTATCAGTTGTTGTTGCTTTATAATCTTCATCCACATCAAAAGTTGTTAATGATAAATTTATTTTTAACCTATCTGCTCCGGTTGCAAAATAATTGGAACTTCCTATTGCAGGATCTAATAATGAAGGATCATCTTCACTGGTAATTATTTGTTCTGTTACGTAGAACCCAATTACTTTACTTGGAAATGCGGTATTTTTATCAGGAACAACACTTTGCGTATCCGACCTTAGTAAAAACCCATCATTGTAAAAATACGTATTTGGTTGAGTAACAATAGATGTGGGGCAAGATGACTTTTTAATAAATTGAATATTTTCTGCAGTTATATTTACACCCGGCGCCTCATTAATATTTACGCTAGTTGCATTTATAATTTTAGTTACATATATTGGTTTACTTAGTGAAGGGTGAACTAATAAATCTCCAACTTCAACCAAAGTAGTTGCGAATGAAAAAATTATAGTTTTAGAATATTGTGTTGCAGTAGAAATAATATTTTTAACAACATTTTGTTCTGTTACTGCAGTTAATAATGTTGAAGTTTTGTTTAATGCTTCAGTTAGAGTATCATGAAAATATATTGTATCTAACTCAAAAAAGAATCCGTCGTTTGTATCATTAAATTTTTTCAAACTAATAACTATGCAGGGTAAATCTCCAATCTGGGGATCGTCTCTTTCAAAAACAAATTCCACAAAGCCTATGATATCAGTATTTAAACTGGTAACATATTTTCCTAACAGATTGTCAAGGACTATATTTTGTCCATTTATATTTTTACCAGTTAGGCGAATCGTTCTGGCATCAAGATTTACACTTGGATTTGAACCTTTAATACGTTGTCCGTTATTAAATAGATAATCACCTACACGTTTAATTTGATTTTGTAATATTGTTTGAGATTGATTAAGTTCTCTTGATTGTATTGCAACTCCGGGTTTATATAATACTCGATAAAAATTCTTATCCTCAGAATAATCATCAAAATACGGAGAAACACTTGTTGATGTTGCCATTTTTTTTCCTTAAAACTCTATTACTAAATGTAAATTGTCTGTTTGATCTTTTGATCTTGTTATTGGAGTTCTATTTTCTATATAAAAAATAGATCCTTCATTTTTTAATACTTCGGGGTATAATAAATTTGATACTACAGCAGTCGTCCCTGAAGTTTTGCCAATAACAACTTCACCGGGTATAAAACTATTAAAATTTGTTTTGTCAAATGTTTGAATAAATTTTGCATACCCATTGCCGCTATTAATGTTTGATGTAATTATAAAAGCGTTTGCTGAACTAACACTACCTTCTATATATTCATACTGCGAAAATACGTTGGAACAAGATCTCACATATATTCCTTGTAATGCACTTAGTGTAGTATTACTTGCAAAACTGCCATCTAATCTTTTTGGATTATTTAAAATTCCAAATGTCCTATATGAGAACTGCCCAGGAAAATCTCCGAACCCTTCGTTATAGTCAGTTTTAACATTTATCATAATTTTATTGGCATTCAACTCTTCAACTGGATCAAACCCATGTCCTTTATAGGGACTTACTATAGGTCTAATATTTGCGTAATTTCCTACATTGCTAGTATCATTTACGCGTGCTATTGCATATCGATAATCATTGCCCACATTAATATAAAAGAAATCATAAATGACTCCTAAATTAATTTTTGGAACTAACGATGTGTTTATTCCATCTCCAAGAATATTAATTGTAGTTGTTCTAGGATAATTTGCACCAGAATTTATTATTTTTACGTGTTCTATTGCCCCGCCTATAGCAGCATTTGCTACGTCAATATTTTTAAATACAGGCATCCATTTACTTGTTAAAAATTTTAATGAATCTCCTATACCAATAGAATATAAATATTTCCAACGATACCCATCTGATAATGTAGTAATATCTTTACTTGTTCCCGTTGGTTCAACTAACGACATCAATCCATTGGCATTTGATATACATTTATATACATTCTTTTCTGAATTTAATACATAAAATTCTTTCGAAAATAAATCAATATCTAGATCATCATATGGAAAATAAATTGTATTTTTTCCCCAATTTATTCTTTTCACTACATTTGCTATACTAGTAGGAAGTACTCGTTTCAAACTAACCATCTCATCCCAAACTTTACCCATATCATAAGAATAATCATTTAAAGGTAAGGGCGTAGTTTCGTCGGGCCATGCACTAGGTTTGCCTAAAAAGAAATACAAAGTATTATTAGTACCATTGAATCGATCAATGAAATTTTTTGCATTATCTATTTTTAATTTACTAGTTATTATTTTAGGCATCTTTTATTTATTGAGTAATGGTTTAAAAATTTCAAATATTAACTGATATTAACTGGAAAGACTGTGGCATCTACAGACAATCTTTGTATCTCATTACTTAAAGTTACATCAGTTACATTTAGTTTTTGTGAATCTATTGTAACTGTAGAGTATGTATTAATTTCAGTATCCTCTATGTATATATTCACATTCGCATAATTAGGCGAATTCGGATCCGTCTCATTATTTATTTCGCTAAATAATACAAATCCTGCAGGATGTAAAATACTTTTTACAGTATTTTCCCAGGAATCAATTGATAATTTTGAGCGAATTACATATGAAAAAGGTTGGTAAAAAACTGGAGACGTTACATCACTGTCAACTGTCTTGCCTTGTAAAACCATGGTTTCCGACACTTGCCCAGTTGAATCTGTCCAAAATCCAGGTTTATTAGATATTGCTCCTATATTTGCCGTTAATATTGCTTTGTCTATAAAAGAAACATTTACATTACCGGTATAGGTATTGCTAGTTTTTAAATAACTATTGCCAGAATCTTGAATTTCAATTATGGCAGAACTAGTTTGATATCCTTCCGGTGTGGTTATTACCATATAAAAATATTCACTTGGTTCAAACACGTAGTCATCTTTTATTTTAAAAGTAACACTTGCAATATTACTTGTAGCATCATTTGCATGTAATGGGGGAAATTGCCCTTCAAGAGAGGTTAAATTTTCAAAATCATCTATAGTTAAATCCCCAGGAATCTCAAATTCCGAATCTATGGTTGGATTGGTCCATGCCTTTAATGCATACTTTACATTTGATCCTGCTTGAATGTTTTTGCCAGTTACGAAAAAAGTTATACTGTCATTTTCTCTTACCTTAGATTTATCTGCTTCTACAGAATAAACTCCGGATAATTCAGTAGAACTATCTAGTATGTAAGTTGTCCCGTTAATTGCCAAAGTGTAAGCTATGGTTGGATATAATAAAAGAGCTATATTTTCAGTACCGTCCGTTATAAAATCTTCTATTGCAGTTAGAGTAACATTTGCAGTAGTATCATATGTACTATTTGCTGCAAAAATTAAATCTCCAGACATAGGGACATTATACACGTCTGTATTTTGAATTCCAAAAATTTGATATGGTACTACGGTACCTACAGGAACATTTTTTCCAGTAATAGTAAAGACAAAAGTGTCTCCTTCTGAGATAAAAGGTTTATTTGTTATTATACTAAATTCTGCAGTAATATTAGAGGTCGGAGAAGTATCCACAAGGTTAATTGCTATATTTTCAGATCTACCTGTTCCGGTCAATCTTAATATAATTGTTTCTAAACCTTCTGTGGTTAAATCATTCGCGGGGTATATAACAATACTACCAGTATTTCTTTTTATTAAAAAATTACCAGATAAAGAATTTAATCCAATAAAATCGTTGCGTGTTATATTAGTACCACTAATAATAAATGGTACTAATGTTCCGTCAGGTAACCCAGTATTACTTAAAGTAATTATTACTGAAGAACCTTCTAATACTGAGGATTTATTATAACTTAAAGTATATGCCATTTAATATCCTGGATATTTAAATCTTATAGATCTAACATTTGGTATAGATAAAACTTTGGTTTTATGTGATGTATTTTTTATTGGACTTGGATCAGAAATACCTGTTGATAAATATTCTATCTTTAAAATTGTATTTTTCTTTATAGCGTGATTGGTTGGAAACTCTATTGTAACAATACCATTTGTTATACTATATTTTCCGCGTAAAATTTGTGTGGGTGGGTCAATTACTATAGTAGTATTGCCAGTATATCCTATTCCCGAATTTTCTATTTCTATATTTGTTATAGTACCATACTGATTTACACCAGTAATTTTTGCCGAAGCATATAATCCTACACCACTGTTATCTAGGATATATTTTATAGGTGTTCCTTTTTCATATCCCAATTTACCATCAATTATATCAATTTTAGATAACACTGGATATGTTATTACTGACAAGTTTGATTTATCGACAACGTTATTTAAAAGTACAGATTTTGTTGCAATTACTTTTTCATTTTTTAGAAAATAATTTTTTATACTTTGTGGATCCAAAATAAATTCATAAACATCATTATTACCAAGATTAATTTTTTGTACTTTATTTACTACAGCTGTTGCTTTAGAAACTACTCCCTGAATTTCAGTATTCTCAAAATCAAACACATTCTGTAAATTATCAGTTTGTTTAACCTTTAATGTCTTTGGTAAATACCATTTGCCAGACGATGGTTTTAATACAATATCATAAGGATAAAAGAATTCTATAGTTTCTTTATATAAAATATTAAATAATATTTTAAAGGATTCTTCGGTACCTTTTCTGCTATATATCTCTCTAATTTTTTTAATTAGAAATCTATTATCTGATATTGAAGTTTTTGTTACATCTGTTGCATAGTTTAAAAAGAATTTGTTTATTAGCAATTCTGAAGTCTCATCTATATCTGAATACTTAGATATGTTTTGTAATAATTCTTGCGCTTGTGTAGTTTGTTCTAAGAATTCATAATATGCTTTTATAAAAGTAATAAACATACCATACTCAGTTTGTACAAATTCTGGTAATTGATTTTCTATTAATATAGAAAGTCTATTTTGTATTTTTTCAAAAGGATTTTCTGCACCGTTATCTGTATGCAAAGTATAAATTAAAGGATCCTTTAATTCACCATATTTTCCATAACTATTTGCAACATAGAATTCTCCGGCTATGCCATAAAAAGTAATTACACCGTAAATGCCAAGGCCACCTTTTTCTAAATCTGCTTCTATGGCTTCTTTTCTTGTTACATACAAAGGGTAAAACCAACCTATTAAATTTCCATTTACTTGTCCGGGTTTAGATTCTCCATATATTTTTAATGGTCCACGTAATGCTAAATCTTCGGTTAAAGTATTATACATTAGTTTATTCCGATACTACTGTTACAGTTAATCCCGAAGTTCTTTTAGAAATTGTATCCAATTTAGTATCATCAATTATTAGGATTAGATTATTTGTGGATTGAATATCCATTTCTTCTATTTTTGCAGATATCCGTATATCTGGAGAATTTTCTATATATCCTGCAGGAATCAAACTTGGAAATGATACTACCCCTGTGGTATAATTCACAGTACCAAAACCGCTAACCAATTTCGTTCCGGAATAAAAATCAATTAAATCTAAAGAACTAGTAGATGCAGTAGTTAAATTATCTTGTATATAAACTGAATTTATATTTACATTTGCTGGATTTGTATTATAATAAAATGCTGTGGATTTAATACTTCCTGAAACTAATTTATTTTCAAATTTTATAGCACTACTTCCAGAAAAACCATTTTCCGCGCCTACAACTGGAGAAATTCTTTTTTGAATTTTTAAACTAATTACGTTACCTATAATAGAAGAATCTATTGAATCTATAGATTTAGATAATTTAGAATAAATAAAATTCTTATTAAATTTTTGTAATTCTTTTCTAAAGTAATTTTCAATAGTATTTGCAACTAATAATTCTATATCTTGAGAATTATACTTCGAATTTTTTGAGGAAAATTTTATTCTGGCATCAATCGATATATACAAATAATTTGGATCTACAAATTCCGGTATAATAGACATAACTTTTTTATTAGATAAAATGTCTTTTATTATACTAGTTTTTACAGTATCACTAATAGAATATCCTTCGTATGGTTTTAGAGATATAATAACCTTGCCATATAAAGGAGGATTATTTTCTTCGCCACCCCATACCGAAATGGATTCGACTAAAGGAAAGTTTGCTTCTATCAATGCTTTATAATCATTTGCAGTTACTGCTCTGTTAAACGATGATAAAAATCTAGGCGCTTTAAATTTTATTTCATCTATAGTATCGCCCGCGCCGCCGCCGGTTGAATTAGAAGAGGCTACTATACTTGATGATAAACTTACTCCGCCGATTGTTGTACCTAAAGAAAAATTCTGCGTTATTCCTGAAGAAACATTACATTCATCGCCATGACTTACTAAATATTCTATTCTTACAATATTTCCAGATATTAATTTTTTTCCTAGAATACCGTCTCCAAAAAATATTTCATACAGTCCGCTTGGATTTTCTTCGAGAAAAAATACTTTAGATGTGGGCAATACTGCACTTAAATTTTCCGAAAATGTGTATTGTTCTGTTGTCAAATCCGTATATGAATTTTGAACCGTTACTCGTATCGTGGATGTATCTATATTATTATTTGGTATTGTATATTTTTCGGATGGTCCGGATAAATCTACTCTATACGAATATGTTAATGGTTCTCCTTCAACTATTTCTATATTTGTAAATGTATAGGAACCATCAACCGGAGATATTATTACCGGGTCTAAATTAACAAATGTATATTCAGTACCATTAATATTAGTTGTAAAAGGGGAATATCTTCTTAATGTCAATGTCGTCGGCAAATCAATTGGATTCGACACGG